GACGGGACGCAGCCGCCCGAGGGCGGGGCTCAGGCCAGCGAGGCACCACACTCTCATGCTGGCCTCCAGCTGTCTGAGCTCCGTCCTCCGCGCGGCGTCGAGGTCTACCTGAACCTCGCCGAGCTCGTGGGCCGCTTCGATGATGCCAAGACGGCGATCCGCGAGGCCACGCAGGGTACCCGCGAGAAGCTGGCAGCCGAACTTGGACGGCGCGCTCGCATCGCTGCCGACACCGGGCAGCTGGCGAAGTTCGCAGCGGGCGCGCCGCCCATGGTCGACAAATTGACCACCGAGATCAGCGCCGTGCTCTCCGACTTCTACGACGCCGGCAAGCAGCAGGTGGCAGGCGAACTGTCGCGTCAGAAGGCCGGCAAGCCGTGGGCGCCTGACGCCGTTGGCGCGCGCATCGCCGCTGCTGAGAAGCCCAAGGCGAGCCCCCAGCGCGCCGCCAAGGACGCAGCGATCGCGCAGCAGGCAGAGATGGCCGCCCGCTCGATCGCCACTCAGACGCAGGCTGCAGCTGCCACCGCCGCCGGGCGTGTGGCCAGCGGCGTTCCCGTCGCCGAGGCCGTGGTCGAGACGGCCATCATCCGCTCGTCCGATGCCGCCGCGCTGCGCTTCGCCGGCGTCGTCAGTGACCTCATGCAGCTGGGCCGCGCAGACGAAGCGCAGGCGCAAGCGCAACAGATCGAGGACGCCGTGTACAGCGCCCTGCTCGACGGCGCCACGTGCGCTGCCTGCGAGCCCATGGACGGTGAGACCACGAGGGATCTGACGCTGGCCGAAGGGTGGACCCCAAACCCTGACTGCGAAGGCGGCGACCGCTGCCGTTGTCTCGTGGTCTACGAGATCGCACAGGACCAAGGAGCGCCCGCATGAACGGCATCGCCGAACTCTACCGCCTGCGCCTCACTGAGACGATCGCCGCCGGCGACACGACGCCGATGATGGTCTTCCCAATCGGCGAGTGGCACAGCACCCTCTACCCGGACCTGGAGCTGACCGAAGACCTCGCCAATGAGATGATCGCCAATTTCGAGGCGGGCATCCTCGGCACCGAGCCCGTCGTCGACTCCAGCGGCAAGCATGACACCTCCGTCCCGGCGGCCGGGTGGGTGAAGCGCGTCTACCTCGCCAGCTATGAGGAAGGCCCCGTCACTGGCCTGGCGCTCTGGGCCGACGTCAAGTGGACCGGCTTTGGCGCCACCATGCTCTCTGACGACCAATACAAGTACGGCAGCGTTGAGATCGGCCCCGTCACCTTGAACGACACCGGCGAGAAGGTCGAGAACGTCCTGCGCTCGCTCACGCTGACGAACACACCCGTGCTCAGGCTCATGCCCGGCGTGAAGGATGCGGCCGCCAAGCAGCGCGTTGCTGTGACGCTCTCGCTGTCCGAGGTCACGCTGGCTGCTACTCCCGACCCGGTCGCCTCCATCCTCGATGACATGGATGCCCTCGCCGCCAAGCTCGACGCGGCTCTCAAGGGCAAGCTCGGCATGCCAGCGATCCGCACGATGCTCAAAGAAGTTCGCACCAAGGCGAGCGCGCACAGCCTGGCTGAGGCCGGCAGCACGAACGACCAGCGTGAGGCGCTCGAGCAGGCGCTCAGTGATGCCTTCGGGGCCATGCACGAGGGTCTCTACGTCGAGGACTTCGGCCCCGATTGGGTCGTCTTCCACACGTGGTCCGCCGGCATGGCCGAGGGTCACTACTACCGCGTCACCTACAGCGGCACCACCTTCGGCCAGCCGGCCGAAGTCGAAAGGGACACCACCTACGTCCCCGTTACCGACAGCAGCCCCGCCGGGGCGCAACCCGCCAGTTCCACGGCCCTTTCGCAGCGCGCGAAGGCCAAGGAAGGGCACGGCGCGCACCTCGCTGAGGGCGACGCTGCAGAGAAGGGAGTTGATCCCATGAAGACCGTAGCAACCAAGCTCAACCTGGCCGAGGACGCCACTGAGGCACTCGTGCTGGCCGAGGTCGTGAAGCTCACTGATCACGACGCGGCTGAGACCAAGCGGGCCGACACGGCCGAGCTCCAGCTCGCCGAGACCGCCAAGGCCAAGCGCGACGGCGAGGTCGCGGTCGAGCTGGCCGAGATCGAGAACGCCGGCAACCTGAAGCCCGGCGAGAAGGCGCAATTCATCCTCGAGGCCACGGAAAAGCCCGATGTTTACGCGGCCCGTCTCGCCGATCGCAAGGCGCTCAAGCAGAACACGATCATGGACAAGTCCGTGCATGGCAGCGGACACGAAGGCGACGGCGACAGCACCAAGCGTGCGGACGTCGAGCTGTACGAACTCGCGACCCTGAAGATGGCCGAGCTCAAGTGCGACTACGCCGTGGCCGCCAACCTCGTGCTCTCCGAGAACAAGGGCGGCGTCGCCGACCGCTACCGCGATCTGACCGAAGGAAGGGAGGGCTGACCTCATGGCAACGCTTTTGCCAACTGGCATCCCCATCAGCAAGACCTACGAGGCGGGCACCAGTCTCGCCACCTACCAGTACCGCATCGTCAAGTTGTCGGCGGCCGGCAAGGTCGTCCTCGGCACCGCGGCCTGCAAGGGCCACGGCGTGCTCCTGGATGACGACGCCGCAGCCGGCTACAACGCATCGGTGGTGACGCTCGGCGAGACCCCGGTCTACGTCGACGCGACCACGGCGATCGCAGCCGGTGACCGCATCAGCTGCGGCGCCAACGGCGTCGGCGTGAAGATCGCCGCGACCGCCGCGACAAAGTGCGAGTTCCTCGGTACCGCCATGGAAGGCCTGGCCTCCGGCACCGGCACCATCATCGTCGACGTCAACCCCGGCGTCGCCACCAACCCCGCCTGAAAGGGGTGAACTGAGATGCCACGCCCGAACGAAGTCCATGTCGACGTCGCCGTTTCCGGCTTCACGCTCGACTACTACAAGGTCATCGCTGCGGACTACATCGGCCCCCAGGTCGCTCCGGTCCTCAACAGCGACAAGCAGTCCAACCTCTACTTCGTGACCAAGCGTAAGAGCCGCCTGCAGGACATCCGCAGGGGTCCCGGCGACGTCTACAAGACGGTCGACTGGGGCTACGCGGACAGCCCCTTCTACTGCCAGGGGTACGGCGCATCCGTCCCGGTGCCGGTGGAGTTGTCCGCGAACGCCGACCCGCAGATCAACGTTGACATGGACGCGGTCGCCGCGGTCATGGACACGGTGATGATCAACGCCGAGGACCGGGTCGCGAACCTGCTCTTCAGCGATGCGGTGATGACCTACGGCGACGCGCTCACCAGCACCGCGCAGTGGGACGACAGTGCACCGGACCCCTGGGGGTGCAGGAAGATCGCCAACGCTTCCGTGAGTCCCAAGATCGGCCGCAAGGTCAACACGATGGTCATCAACGACGACACGTGGGAAGTCCTGCGTGACCTGTCCGTGGTGCGTGAGCGTATCTATGGCACCACCGGGCCGCAGGGCGTGCCGACGATCGCTCAGGTGGCCGCGATTCTGGGCCTCGACCAGATCTGGATCGGAAAGGCCTCTGACTTCAACGAGGACACCCAGGAGTACGTCGCCCTCTGGGGCAACTTCGCCCTCTTCGCCTACTACCCGGTGAGCGTCAACGAGAACATGGGGCACGTCACCGTCCCGGCGCGCACCTTTGTCTGGAACGTCGACGGCGTGGGCCGCTTCCAGGTCTCGGCGCCGGTGTTCGACGCCTCGCGCAAGAGCGACATCCGCTACGTCGACGACTACACGGACGAGAAAGCCGTGTGCCCCGAGGCTGCCTACCTGTTCAGCGACGTGCTGGGCGGCTGACCGTCACTCGCCTGGAGGCCGAGCCTTGCTACCCGCAGCCCGGCCTCCAGGCCACCACTAAGGAGAAGGCGATGCCCTACATCGTGAAGACGGGCAAGAGCGTCATCTACGGTGATGCCGACGGCGTGCACCACCGCTACAAGGCCGGAGAGATCGTCGAGGGCGTCGAGCGCGGCGAGCTCGGCAAGTGCCGTGCCGTCGAATGGATCACCGACAAGACGGCCGAGGCGCTCGCCGACTCCGACCCGCGCCACAAGAGCAACCGCGAACTGCGCGAGCTCTGCGAAGGCCGCGGCCTTCCCGTCGACAAGCGCATGAACAAGGACGAGTTGCTCGCTTTGCTCGCCGACGCCCCGGAGGAGTGAACCGCCTCCGTGGACTACTGCACCCTCGATGACGTCTCCCCGCTGATCAGCGCGGTCGGCGAGCTCAGCGACACGACGCAGCTCACTGTGGCCGCCGCCGGCCTGCTCATCACGCAGGTGAGCGCCGAGATCGACGGTCGCCTGCGCAGGCACAAGGGCTACGTGCTCCCGGTCACCGACAATGAGGCGCTGGCGACTCTGAGGGCGACCTGTATGTCCGGCAGCGCCGCGCGCATCCTGCGCAGCCTCTTCCCCGCGGCGACGGGCGTCTCCGGGGACGCCGGCGCCGCTGCCGCTCATGAGAAGGCATACGAGCGCGGCCTCGCGCTCATCGACGACGGCGGGCTCGCCGCCGACATGGTGCGCTCCGGCAACAGCATCGCCTACAACTTCGACGACTACTCCGACGTGGCCACCGAGACCAGGAAGCCGACCAGCGAGGCGCCGTTCTGATGGCCACCGTCACCCGCCAGAACGCCGGCGTCACCTTCGACCTGCGCACCGACCCGCCGCTCAAGGAGTTCCAGTTCAAGGTGTCTCGCTTCAGCGAGGGCATCTCCGACTGGGGCGGCGCCCTGCGCGCCTACGGAGAACTGTTCAAGCGCCAAATGGGCGAGCAATTCGAGACCGAAGGGCGCGCCTCGGGTGCGACCTGGGCGCGCAACGAGCCGGCCTACGCCGCCTGGAAGGCGCAGCACTTCATCCATTCGCACAAGGTCGGCGTCCTGACCGGCAACCTGCGCAGCGCCATGACCGGCGGCGGCGGCTACTCGGAGACGATCACGAAGACCAGCGGCAGCTACGGCATGAGCGAGTCCAGCCCGGCCAAGCCTTACGGCGGCTTCTTCTCCGAGAAGCGTCCCGTCATCCGCATGACCGCCAAGCGGGGCACGCAGTACCAGAAACTCACTCACGCCTGGCTCGTCGCAGAGGAGCGCAACGCCATGGGCATCGGCGGTAGCGGTCTGGCCGGCGTCGTGCGGGGAGGCGGCGGCTTCGGCAACCTGCAGAACGTCGACCTGCGGGGCACGTCGTGAGCATGCAGGGCCCCGAGCGCGTGATGCGTGAGATGAAGGCCAAGCTGCAGGCTAACCTCCCCGCAAAGATCGCCGAGCTCAACGCCGTGTTCAACGACGAGATTCAGCTCAGCGTGCCGGCTGAGGCCAGCTACAAGTTCATGTGGGAGCCTTCTGAGCAGAGCCTGCTCGAGGCGATCTCCTACCCCGCCGTGGTCCTGCGCCCCGTGATCGAGGATCCGGTCGGCGGCCCAGACATTGGCGACGAGTACACCGTCGCTGAGCCCATCGAGGTCGCCTTCATGGTCGGCTACGACGCCTCCGAGCGCCAAGGCATGGCGCTGCTGCGCTACATGCGCGCCGCCAAGGAGATTCTCGCTCCGCAGACGTCGCTCGACTGCGGCTCCGTCGAGTGGGGCGGGGGCGGCCTGGCGCGCGTGTGGACCACCGACAACGGCGTCATCCGCGACGCTGCCCACGTGTTTTCCGTGACCGTTCACGAAACCCCATGAGAGGAGCAGACACCATGGCAGGCAAGGGCATCATCTGGCGGGACGCACCCGCCGGCGGCCCCTGGCACTTCCCGGGAATCCCCGGCGTCTACGCCAAGGACGTCGAGGTGCCCTTGAAGTCCACGGGCCTCACAGAGGACGAGATGCGCGCCATCATCGCCGCGCACCCTGACCTGAGCCTCGAGATCGTCGACCTCGAACCCAAGAAGAAGCCGGCCAAGAAGGCCGCGCCGGACAAGGAGGCCTGACATGGCCGGTGCATGGGTACAGTTCGCGCTCGAAGAGGCGCCGAACGCAGAGGGCGGCAGCAACGATGCGTCGTCGAACGTCTTCTACCTGAAGGCCGATTCCGTCAAGTTCGACGACGGCTTCGTGCCGCTCGAGGAGAAGGGCAAGATGGTCGGCGCGCTCGGCCGCGCCCGTCACCTCGGGACGGCCAAGTTCGAGCCCAAGCTGTCCGTCAAGGGCATCTTCCCGCGGCCCGCCGACCTCGGCCTGATGCTCTACGCCTGGTCGGGCGATTGCACGAGCACGCCGGGCGCGGGAGGCGTGACCGACCCCGATAGCGCGGCTGTGCCCGCGGGCGCGACCAAGCACGTCTTCGCCTTCGCCGACGACACGCCGCAGACGCTGCGGATCACCTGCAAGGACGCCGGCGGCAAGTACTGGCGGCTGACCGGCGGCGGCATTGAGAACATCGCCTTCGCCTTCGGCACCGACGGCGTGCTCAGCTGCGATCTCGACATCATCGGCCTCTTCGGCGGCGAGATCGCCGACCCGACGCTGACCCCCTCCTACGACGCCGCGACGCCGTTCCGCCAGGGCGATATGACCCTGGAGTGGCTCGCCAACTCGGCCGTCACCAAGGGCTTCGACTTCGCCTTGAAGGCGGGGCTTGAGACGGACAAGGGTTTCTCCCTCGTCTCCGACTACCCCGACACCATCCAGTTCGCCAACGACGAAGCGAGTCTGCCCGACATCGCCGGAACCATCGACAAGCGCACCGTCAAGACCGAAGACCTGGCCGCGCTCCATGCCGGCACGCAGTTCGCCGCGCAGATCAAGCTCACGCACCGCGAGAACATCGGCGTGACCGGCCGCAAGTCCGCGGCCTGGATCGAGATGCCCGGTTGCCAGCACATCAGCTTCGACCCAGACGACATCCAGAACGTGCGTCGCCGCGAGTCCAAGTGGGGCTGGCAGGCGCGGGTCGACGAGGCCACCGACACGCTCGCCACGATCACGCTGGTCAACGGGACTGCTGCCTACGCGACCTACGCCTGATGCACGTAACGCTGCCATCGGGAGCCGCCGTCTGCGTCGAGGAACCGCGTCTCCGTGCGGTCCTCATCAGCGGCGGCTCCGAGGCAGCGCTTATCGAGGCCGTGTGGGCGCACGACATGGACGCCGAACGGCTGCTTGCCGAGGACCGCAGCTTCCTGCTGCAGTGGTGCGTGACCGAACTGTCCTTCGACGACGAGGCCGCCGGCTTCGCGGCCATCTGCGAACGCTACGGCACGGAACCATCGGCGCGGCTGCGCATCACCGACCCCGTGCTCGCCTACGAATGTGACTGCGCCTTCACGGCCAGTCTGGAAGAAGCCCGCGCCGATGCGCGCGAGAAAGTGAGAAGCAGATGAGTGACGAAACCCCGGCGACCCCCGATGAGGAGTTTGTGCCGACGAAGGCAGAGGACTACCCCGTCGACAAGGAGACCCATCTGACCTTGCCGAGCGGCGCCAAGGTCATCGTGAAGCGGCCGAACAAGTACGCGCTGCTTCTGGCCGGCCGCTTCCCGAAAGAGGTCGAAGCGGCGATCCGCGCCGCCTCCGAAGACATGGTCGCGCCCGACTTCCTGACGCGCATCAAATCCCTGGACTATCTCATCTGCGAGGCGTTCGTCTCGCCCAAGTTCCACATCACGCCGAAGAAGGGCTGCCGCTCTATCCGCGAGCTGCCGGACCCCGATCGCGAGTTTGTGGTCGCCATGCTTGGACTGAGCGTGTTCTGATCGCATGGGCATGACCGAGACACTGCGGCTGGTCATCGAGGGGTCGTCGGAGGGCGCGCAGGCAGCGCTTGGCCAGCTCAAGGACGCGGCGAAGACCACAGATAAGGATCTCGGGGGGTTCGGCGAGGGCATGAACAAGGCCGCCAACGCGGCCGCGGTCGGCGTCGCTGCGCTGACTGGAGTCATCCTCAAGAGCGCGTACGACACCGAGCAACGCGGGACTGCCATCAAGGAACTCATGCGCATGACTGGCGACTCCGTCAAAGAGGCGTCGACTCTGACGGGGCAGTGGCAGGAAACCGGCCTCTCGATCGAAGAGGGCTCCGTCGCCATGAAGAAGTTCAGCCAGAACATGTCGGCGGTAGCCTCGGGAACGGCGAAAGCAAACCCATTCGCGGCCCTCGGCATCTCCGTGGTGGACGCCAACGGCAATATGCGCGACAGCGCGACGGTGCTCTCAGAGGTCCGCGAAAAGATGTCGGGCATGCAGAACGCGACGCAGCGCACCGACCTCGCCATCAAGCTCTTTGGCAAGAGCGGCGATGACCTCCTCTCGTGGCTGACGAAGACGCCCGCCGAGATCGAAGCGATGAACAAACAGCTGGGGGCGGCGGGACTCATCTGGGGACCCGAGGAAATGAAGCAGTACCAGGATGCTGCCGTCGCGCAACGCGATCTCATGGTGTCGCTGACCGGGCTCGAGCAGATTATCGCCTTCGAAGTCGTGCCGACGTTTACCAAGATGGTCGAGGGAGTCGTCTGGGTGACGGACAAGATGGGGCCACTCGCGAAGGCAATCCCTTACGTCACTCTCGCGCTGGCCGGGTTCGTGGGCGTCGTCAAGGGCGTGCAACTGGCGCAGACAGTCATGGGCTGGGTCGGGGCACTCTCAGCGTGGATTACCAAGAGTGGAGTAGCTGCAGTGGCCGAGGGAGTGGAGACGACGGCTATCGGCGTGCAGACCGCAGCCATCGAGGCCAACACCGTCGCCAAGGCCGAGAACGCACTCGCGGGCGGCGGTGGCGTCAAGATCGCAGGCTTTAGGGGTCTGGCCGCGGGCGAGGGGGCGGCCATGGCGGGGACAGGTACCGCTGCGGCGATGGGCCTCGGCAGCATCATCACGGCCGCGACGATTGCCGCCGCTCCGTTGGTTGTCGGCATGTACTTGACGAAGAACCAGGACTATGTCGAGGGTCGTACCGGGGCTGCGGGAACATCGGCCCAAGGTCGGGGTGCCGGGGGTGCTTTCTTCGGCTCCAGCAAGGGCTACGGCGGCGGGCGCACGGTTGGAATGAAGAACATTCCTGGCCTGACCACGTACCGGCAGGAGAAGGCCGCCCTGGACGAACTCGCCAAGTCGATGAATGGCCTCAAGCCAAGCGCCGATACCGTGGGTGCTATCGATCGATACCTTACCCAACTTGAAGACCTACGCAAGAAGACGACGAGCCCAGACATCCGGACCGCCATAGACAAGATCATCGCCAAGGTAAAAGAACAGGCCGATGCCTTCGAGCAAGCATCTCAGGCGGCCAAGGACGCGGCAGAGGCGTTCCGCACGTTATACACGACCATGGCCGACTTCTTCAAGGCCACGAACCTGGCTGCCATCATGGGCACGCCCCTGCCCACGGCGGCGCAGGCCGCGTTCGCCTCGCAGTCGAGTCAGGCAGCGGCGTTTGCGGCCGCCCAAGACAAAGGGTATTTCGCCAAGCAGTTCGCGGCGAACCAGGCCGCTGGGGTCAAGAACGCGGCCTTTGCGGGCTTCCCGGCTCCTCGGAGCTACGGACCTCACTTCAAGCTGGTCAAGGGAAAGTGGATCCGCGCTGCCGCCGGCGTCGACTTCATCACGCAAGGAACGACCCCAATAATTACCGGTGAGGCCGGACCCGAGCGCGTCACAGTCACGCCGCTCAACCGCAAGGGTGCGGAAGACGAGTTCGTGCTCAAGGCCTCCCGCTTCGCCAAGGGCAACGCCGACAAGGGGTCGGTCCTCGTCACCGGCAACACGTTCGTCGGAACCTCCCGCGATGCCGAGCGCACGCTCACGAACATAGTCAGCCGGCGCCTCGGTCCTCAGACCGCCCGTCTCGAGCGTGGAAGGATGACGATGGCCAATGGCTGAGTTCCTCGCGGCGTTCCTTGGGCCCCTCGACATTGCGCTCAAACTCTGGCGCGATATCGACCTCGGCAGCGTCACCTATGAGGACGAAGAGACGCAGAACATCTACGCGGACATCAACACGCAACTGCAGCGGCGCGCGAGCAAGCTGCGCGAGATGCACGCCACGATCCGCCTGAAGGGCAGCAACAAAGACGATCTCATCACGCAAGAGAACGTCCTCCGCGCTGAGATAGCCAAGGAGACCACTACCCTCGTCATCACCCCGAAGGGGGCGACGAACGCGGTCACGTTCGTCGTGCGCCGCAGTCCGGCAACCGTGGGGCCATTCGATCTCCATTACGAGAAGGCGAACATCGGCTACTACGACGTCACCCTCATCACCGAGCCCTGGGGCTACGGCGATGCCGTCGCGCTCTTCGAGGCCGTCGTCCTCACCGGTCCAAGCGTCGTCGAGCTCGGCACCCTCGAAGGCCAGGGGGATCCGCGTCTTGCGCCCACGGTGACGCGCAACTGGTCCGGCGCCGGCGTCGGGATACAGTTCGCCTGCGTCGCCCTCTGCCGCGCCGGAACGACCGCCGCCGACTACGTCTACCAGGCCGAGAACAGCGACCTCACGGCCGAGTGGTACAGCTACAACGGCAACGCCAACTGTGCCGGTGGCCTCGCCGCGCGCCTCGATGCCTCTGACACGACCGCCTGGACGTACCTCGGCACCGTCGTGCCCGCTGGTGCCCCTCCCGTGGGCCGCTACCGCGTCATGGCGCGGGCACGCGCTACGGACGGCGACGAGGGCTACCTAGCCAAGCGCAAGCAGTACTCGACCGACCGCGACCCCTCGACCACCGTCACCCTCAACCACGACGTGCTCGCCTGGCACGACCTCGGCGAGTGGGTGCACTACGGCAGCGATCCGCTGCGCCTCTGGGGCAAGGCCGTGACCGGCGGCATCTACGTCGACCAGGTCGTGCTCGTGCCCGTCGACTTCGGCCTCGTCTGGTACTCAGACCCCGCCGAGGATACGCACCTTGTGCGCTTCGGCTGGCTCTACGACCACAAGTTCACGACGACCGGCGCGCCGACGACGGAGCTCGACGCCACCGGGCGCATGCAGGGCCACGGCATCAAAGCGCCGCGCGAAGGCTTCGCGCTGTTCGTCTTCGTCGAGCCCAACGGTAGCGACCCGGCTCCGGCCGTGACGCTCGACGCGACCTACCTGTCGCGCTGGGAGATGTTCCGGTGACCGAATACAACTACATCCCCAATCCGCGAGCGCACGTCGACGTCGCGACGTGGCTGACCGTCTTCGGCGCGCTCGAGCGCGTGACGTCGGTGCCGTGGGGGTCGATGCCGGATGGAGCAGACGCGGCGCTCAAGCTACCGACCGCTCTCCGCCGCCTGGACTACTACTTCGCCCCCGACGACGGCGGGCAGCTCATGCTTCCGGCAGGAGAATCGGTCCCCTTCACCTTGACGTGGGGGGCGCACGATGACCCTGCGGAAGGGATCGACCCGGCGACCGACGCGACGCTCCGTGCGTCGCTCGACTTCTGGGATGCAGGGTGGAACCTGCTTGGCCGTGTCTGGTTGACGGGCACATGGTTGGGAGAAAACGCGGCCCTCGACGAGTGGCATGTCAAGACTGGCTCTTTCGCCGTTCCCGACGGTGCTGTCCATGCGTGCCTGTTGGGATGGGCTTGCGCGACCCTAGGAGGGCACGATGGTGCAACCGGCTACATCACGAAGCTTCGCATTGGCGGCAGCGAGTACAAGGACGGCGATTCCTCCGGCTGGGAGTGGATCGGCACCGCGCACGCCTCTGTGTCACGAGAGGTCGAGCCGCAAGGCACCATCCTCATCAATGGTGGTGCGGCCGTCGTCTTCGACCCGGACGTGACGCTGACGCTCAACCCCGGCGATCTCGCCGCCACCGAGATGGCGGTCCGCAACGACGAGGACGGCTACGGCGCATGGGAAGCCTTCGCGGCGACCAAGGCCTGGACGCTCTCGGCGGCCTGCAAGGTGTGGGCGAAGTTCCGGGACGGCGCATGACGACCACGGCCGAAGTCTTCGCCACGACCGAGCTGGTCGAGCGCCCCCTCATGGGCGGCCAGGGCGTCGACGTGCTCGACGCCGAGTGGAACATCGACCGCAAGGGCGGCTTCACAAGCGCCAGCATCGACGTGGTGCCGCCGAGGTCGATCAGTCGCTACGCCGACAACGTGAACGAGCCCCTCGAGATCCGGGACACGAACCATCACGGCCTCTGGGAAGGTCGCGTCGCGGAACCGGACCTCGGGTTCGTCGAGGCTGATCGCCTGACCATCGAGGCCACCGGATACAGCGGCTACCTCTCCGACGACGAATACTTCCGCCGCTGCTACGTCGACGGCATCGTCGCGAGCTGGCAGACCGATCAGTCGACGAAGTACGCCAGCCGCTTCTCCGTGGGTATCGAGGACGACGACAAGCTCGTGATGCGCGTCTCCTGCGGTGGCGGCGACCCGGGTCAAACTCTCGTGGACGGCATGAACTGCCGCGCCTACTGGCAGCTCTTCGACGGCGTACCGACTACGCAGCAGATATCGGCGTTCAAGTTCCACTACGAAAGCGATGGCCTCGACAGCAACCTGCGCTGCCGCCTGTTTGGGCGCGACGTACTGAGCGGGGGCAGCGTGAATCGCCTCATCTGGACGGCGCCTGCGGTGTGGCGCGACTCGGGTGACGTGAGCCTCGACGCCGGGGACATCGGTGACGACGTGAAGGTGCTCGTCCCAAAGTTCGAGCAGGTCGGAGGTGTAACCCTGCGGCGCACAATCACCCTAAACAGCGTCGTAGACGACGATCAGGTGCGCGTCGGTCCTTACATCTTCACCGCCAAGACGACGCCCTGGGACCCGCGCCACTTCGACCTCAGCGGCGACGATAGTGCCGACGCCGGCCTACTCGCGTCCTGCATCAACGACCGCGAGTACGGGGTCCCCGGTATCACAGCATCTGCTGACGGCGCGGTCGTGACGCTGTCCGTCGGGGGCACCTGCTCTACGGTCGTCGGTGGTTCACGCATCGTCTGCGCCAACGGGCCGCAGGGGAACACCTACACTGACCTCGATAGCGGCTACGTCGACGAGTGGTACCTGTTTTCCGGCATCGCCTTCGACGACCTGCGCGTCTACGCATCCGACCTCGGCGCCAACGTGACCCCCGAGCGCATCGTCCGCGACGCCGTGCTGACCCTCGTCGACGACGACCACATCGACTTCCCGGACACGAGCGGCTACGTCCTCGAGCACGCCGACTTCTCGGACCCGACCACCGTGGGGCAGCTCATCGAGGACGTCAATCAGATGCTCGACTGGAACTACGGATTTGACGACGGGCAAACCTTCTTCTACCGCAAGCCGTGGACGCCGGCGACCGTTCCGCTGGGCGAGCTGATCGTCACGTCGTTCGTTGACCCGAACCTCGGCGAGTGGGGCGTGCGCCGCGACTGGCAGGACTGCTGCAACAAAGTCGTCGCGCACTACACGAAGAAGAACGGCCGCGTGAGCAGCGTCACCGTGAGCGACGCCGAGGGACCGCTGGGCAGCCAATGGAAGACCAAGTTCCTCGACCTCACCGATACCTGCAACTCGCCCTCCGACGCGACCCTGGTTGCCACGCAGCGCCTGCGCGACGGCCTCTGGCCGAAGCCGACCGGGAGCATCCCGCTGAAGGGCGACGCCCACCTCGCCGTGGGCATGGACGTGCCGGCCATCTACCTGCGCCCCGGGATGATGCTGGTCAACCTCGACGTGCAGCCCGAGAAGGGCGGCCGGATGCTCGTGACGAGCGTCGCCGGCCGCCTCGTGGACCGCGAGATCACGCTGGAGGTCGGCACCCGCTCCACCCGCCTCGACAGGCTCATGGCGCGTCGCGAGCTCGGGGCGAAACGGCGGCCGCGGAGGAAGGCGAAACGATGAGCGACCACTTCGAGCGGGTCAAGAGTGAGATCCTGCGGCGCTCGGCAAAGAACGGCGGGCCGACGTCCGGCGACCTTCTCGACGCCCTCGAGGCCACCAACGAAGACTTCGACAACAGCCTGGGCGTCGTGAGCAAGCTGCTCTCGGATCACGTGAAGGAAGACAAGCTCCGCGCAAAGGTGCAGGCCGACACGTGCGCGGAGACTCATCGCAAGCTCATCACCGACGAGTTCACCCACCAGCATGCCACCGATGAAGTCGACGATGCCACGATGCACGCCGCCTTGATCGCCGACGCTGCTGACAAGGCCGCAATCAAGGCGGCGAGCCTCGTCGCTGAGACCGCGAAGAAGGTCGCCGGAGTGAGGGTACACGCCGCCGAGGAGGCGGCTGTTGTACTAACGGACGCCGCCGAAGCTGCGCCGAAGCGGTTCACGAAGGAGCAGATTGTAGCGAACTTCTGGTACTTCGTCGCCTTGCTCGCTATCAGCGGCATCATCAGCGGTCTCTTCGGCCGGCTGTTCGGGAACTAGTCATGCCCACCGCCCTCATCACCATCCTCGCCGAGGCCGCCCAGTCCTGCCCCGAGCTGGAGGCCTGGCGCCACTGCGGAAGCGGCGACGAGGAGCACTGCGAGGCGTGCGCGCTGGGCGGGCCCGAAAGATGCGACGCGCAGGTAATACAGGCACTGGCCCGGCGACTCGCCGAGGCCACCACGAAGAAGCTCTGAGGAGGCACCCATGCGCACCCTGAGAATCACCCACCCGATGATGCACGGCGACGACGTGCGCGCCCTGCAGACCGCCCTGCACAAGAACCCCTACGGGGACTTCTACCGGTTCAAGGTCGACGGCGGTTACGGACCCGTGACGGCGCACCGTGTCGCCGCCACTAAGTGGCACCTTGGCTACCCGTCGTTTGAGCCGTGCGCCGGCCCGCAACTCATGGGCCTGCTCACTGGCGCGAAGCCGTTGCCCAAGGCGTACCTGGCCACCCGACTCAAGCGGCAGCAGAAGAAGCCCAAGCCGCACCCGCAGAACACCATGGCGGAGAAGGCGCTGCACTGGGCGCTCGGCACAGTCGGCCAGCACGAGACGCCACCGGGCAGTAACCACTGCCCCGCCACCGTCGAGTGGGGCCACGGCAACATGGCGTGGTGCAACGTACTCGTGTCCGAGGCCTACATCCACGCCGGCAGCGAGTCGTTCAACGCTCACGATCAGATCTGGCAGTTCGTGCCCTCGATGCTGCAGGCTGCTCGCAATCACCAGCATGGCCTGCGCTGCCTGCCCTTCGCCGACCTGCGTCCCGGCGACATCATCGTCCACGGTCCCGGCGCCTACCACACAACGCTCCACGATCGCATCGTCAGCGTCGGCAGTCGCCTCCAGTACGACGTGGGCGGCAACGAGGGCTGGGGCGGCACGGTCTACCACGACCTCCACGACGCCAGCCTGGCCGATGCCTTCATTCGGGTTGAGCGATGACCCCCGCCACCCTCACCCTCGACCCCGGCCGCGAGCCCGTGGCCACTACCCCTAATCTCAAGGAGGTTTCGCCATGACGGCTAAACTGCTCGGCTTCGATGTGGACATGGCGTTTCAGGCGTCGACCGGCACGGAGGCCACCGTCGTCAACGCCGCCTCAGTCGCCGCCTCCGCGTGGAGCGTACTGGATGGACAAGCCACGCTCGGCAAGCGGTGGATGGGCGTCTCCGTCATCAGCGACAAGGCGTACACGCTGCGCGGCGTCGGCGCGCAGGCGGACTTCTCCGCGATTGCCAACGGCCGCGTCATCTGTGGCTCGACAATCCCCGGCAACGCCGCCACGACCGGCACGGGCGGCGACTATCACCTCGTCTCGGTCGCCGGGCTGGCCTTCGCCTGCCCGCAGGTGCAGAACAATGACGCCGCGACGGCCGCGACCGTGACCGTCTCCGTCATCTTCTTCGACTGAGGTCCGCCGTGCTCGGTCACGACATACTGATGGCGTCGGATGGGCCGAAGGGCTTCTCCGACCTCGTGCGCAAGGGGCGGGCGCGGATCGTCCTGCCCACCACCGATGCGGGATACAAGAGCTACGGCGCGGGGCGACTGCCCCTGCCAGCGGCGACGAACCTCTGCCCCGATCCGCAGGGGACGGCGCTCACCTTCTGGCCCTCCGACACAGCCAACACGGACTTCACCGCGAATCAGGCCCTACCCATCCCCATCCCCGGCCAGCCGCTCATCACAAAGTGCCTGAAGATGGTCAACAACGGCACCGCGGACGCGCCGGTCACGGCCAACATCACAGTGATTGCGTCGACCTCGTACAACTCGTCCATCTACGTCTACGCTCCCACGCTCGGCGGCAACCTCACCATCACGGACGAAGTCGGCCATACGTTCACGCTCGCGGCCCTGACCGTCGCAAACGCGGGCTGGGTGCTCTACGGCGTGCGGGCGAACACAGTGGCGGGCGAAGTAACGAAGCGGCTCAAGTTCACCTTCGCGGGTGGCGGTGCCAGTACCGTCTACGTGACCGGCTTCAACCCGGTTGCCTCTACCGTCCTCACCCCCTACTTCGACGGCACCTACTCCGGTTGCGCGTGGACGGGGGCGGCGGACGCAAGTACGAGCACGCGGACGGTAAGTGGTCTCATCTACCCGGCGGGGACTTCTTACGGTGGCATAGGAACGTTCGCCTGTCGCTTCAAGCCTCTCTATTCGAGCGCAGCCATCGGTGGGGTGTACAGCTTCCTGTTGAACGCGAACGGGAAGGCTGTACAACTCTACTTCTTCAACGGTAACTCACGCATGGTCGGGTCGCTCGCTGCCGGAGCAATGATTACCCCCGCGGCCGTCAATACGTTCAATGCCAATACGACGCACCACACGGTGTTCCGTTGGGACGCGACCAACCTGGACCTGAGCTTTGATGGCTCCGACACGGCACGGGTCGCGCATGGGTCGTCCATCGCGACCCTGACGGAGCTGGACATCGGCTTTCAGAACGCGGTGGCGGGCCGCGAGGCGCGAGCGTACATGGGGCCGGCGATAGTCTCCCCAGCGCGCAAGTCTGATGCATGGGGAGTTGCCATCCAGTACGATTCCGGGGTCGCGTTCTCCGACCCCATGCGCCTGTTCCGCGACTTTATGGATGTGGGGGACGTGCTGTTCCCGCTTTCCGGCGACTCGGTCGGGTACATGAAGACCGCTGGTAGCGGTATCCCCTTTGTAACAAACCCCCTGCCGCTGAGTCTACGCTTTGACGATATAAACGACAGCGACTATTCGCTCGTCTTCCCCGAGCTTGTAAATCGCGGGATGGTGGGGGGATTCGCGGCCTATAGTATCGCCATTGGCGGGGGTGGCCGCATTACGCTGGCGCAACTCTTGGAGATGCAGTCCGGGGGCATGGAAATCATGCACCACTCCCGCTCGCACGGAGCAGACCCGGCAAACTATGCCGCGTTCGTAGACGAAACCGTGACGGCGGCGAATGAGATGCGCGCCACGGGTCTAAATATCAGGTCGTTCGTTCAGCCTGGGTCGTGGGTCGCGGGGTACAACATCAACAGTTCAGCGTTCTATGGCACTCTAGAGGACATAGCCCTGCGGTCGAACTTTGATGCATACGAGGCATACATCGGCTCTGCCTATCGCTCGCTTCCAATGGCACCCAGTGAGCGATGGGGAGCGGGCAGCGGATCAGGCGTGACGGTGGCGGTGCTGAACGCAACGCTAGACACCGCACTGCGCATCCACGACGGTCTTTCGCTGACCTTCCACCAGCCAGGCGGGGAGGGCGGTATCGACTGGGCCATCTTCACTGGGTTCCTAGACTACGTGGCGACGAAGGTCGCAGCCGGTCTGGTCGCCGTTGTGAATCCCACGACACAACTAGCGGGCGGTCCGTCGTGAAGACCGCGATAGAGAGGCTGCCATGAGAATCACATTCGATACCGGCATTCTCGGGCTGACCCCGGGGTACGTCGTCCTGAATGCCGCAGGGACCGTCTACCAGGCACGCACCACGGCCGCCATCACCGACCTTGGCGGCGGGACCTATTCGGCTGAAGTCGCAGACGCGACACTAGCCGGACGCACTGTCGTGTGGGATACCGGCGACGCCGACCCGGCCTACGGCAGTGAGTCGTTCCCGGCCGCGCCGACCGCCGTCGACCTCGCCCCGGTGCTGGATGCCATCGCCGTCCTCTCGGCAGCCGTTCCCGAAGTCGACCTGAGTCCGGTGCTGGCCGCGCTCGACGACGTGCTGGCCAAGACGAACACCATCGGCGCCCTCGCCGTCACGGTCACGAGCCCGGTGGCGGCCAGCGGGACGATCACCATCGAGCAGGGCGACTCCTACTCGGCGGGCCGCAGCCGCGCCATCGACGTGAACGTGGACGACGTGGCGCACGTCAGGGGGCTCGACGCGGCGAACGTCATCGTCTACCTGCTAGCCACGCAGTTCACGTGGGAGGCGGCCAGCGTCACGGAGACGGTGCCCGGCTACCGGGTGCGCTTCGAGCCGACCATTGCCGAGACGGCGGCGATACGCGCCGCCAGGCAGAGCTACAAATTGAAGGCCTGCATCGATCAGGTCGAGCCGACCGACGACGACGCGGAGACGATCCAGCGGGGGACCGTGGTGCTGAACAGGGACATCCCGCCCGTGACGCCATGACTCTCCAGCCTCATGGCCGCGCGGTGGGCGTAGAGCAGGCTTCCGGCCTTCCGCCCAGGCGCGCTAGCCGCTGCGCCGGCGGGGCGCAAGGTGGACAATCCAACTACTCGACCTGCGCTATCTGCACGCCGCTGAGCTCGAGATACTGACCGTTCCTCACCTCGAGGTAGAACGGCCCTGACGGCAGGCTGTTGGCGATGATGCTGGAGCCGTTGGCGTCTGAGGAGATCGCCCAATAGGCGACCCCGCCCATGACGTCGCCCTTGTACCTGCCAGCGGGCATGTCGGTCCCCACGAGGTACACGCCGTCCGAGTAGGTGTTCGTTGCCGGGGCCGGCGCGGCCGCTCCTGAGCTGGCGGTAGAGGCGACAGTCGCCGGTTCCACTGGATGCGCTATTAAGTTGCCGATCCGAGTAGAGAGCTTCGCCAGTTTCTCCTGGAGCTTGTTGCGCTCAGCGACGACGGCCCGGTAGCTGGTCGTGTTGCTGTCCGCCTTCTCCCGTAGCGTATTCCGCTCGATCGTGACGCGGCCGAGCTCGGATCGCGTCTTGGCGTTCTGACTCTGCATGAGAGCGTACGTGCCGATAATGCCGGCCGCGGCGACGACTGCCACAACGACGACCAGCCAATCTCTCTTCATGATGTCCCCTCCTTTGACGTTCCCCTGCGGTCACTATAGGACGACGACGGACGGAGCGACAGTCCCGGCCCGTCTCTCACTAAGATTATTCAGGCCTGCGGCGGTCGTTCTCGCCGCCGTCCCTCCTCCAACAAGGCCGCCACGTAGTGTGACCGCATGGCGTTCACCCCGCCTGCCGCGGCCGGTCCCCTGCCCAGGTCCGGCCGGCCGCGGCGCCCTTGTAGGCGAGGAAAGGTGCGCAGGTGCGTCATGGACAAGGCATCGCGAGCATTCTGGTCGTGGTTGCAGGACTTCTCGTTATCGGCGTTGGTGTGCGGGCTGCGGATGGTGGTGCGCTGCCTGCCGAAAGCGCCTCACCGTCCCCCTCAGTCACTCCCACCGCAGCCCCGAGTCCTGTGGTGCCACCCGCGGACGCCGGCACAGTGCGTCGAGCACTCAGACAACGCCGCGCCGCCGTTTCAGCTTGGCGCGAGTGGAACCGAGCCCGATCCTGTCTCTCCCTCAGAGTGGTGCCGTTCACGAAGCACAGCGACCGGCGCCCAGACAGGTCCGCGTCTCGATCCCGGTGGCTGGCAGCTGCCAAGTCATGGCGAGTGGACCGTGCCGACTACCGGGACCGGACGGGAAGACTCGTCAGCCACATGAAGCACCCCGACGGCACCTCAAGCGGCGCGCGCTGGATGCCGCTAGCGAAGTGGCTTCGCTGGCCTAGCTACGCGCTTTCGCAGCTCGCCACGATCATCACGCGGGAGTCGTCGGGCAGGGAGCGCGCCGACAACGGCCAGGGCTTCGTCGGCCTCGTGCAGTTCGCGTGGGAGTGGGCCCACGGCGTCTACCTCATCCACGGGCATGGCCGCTTCTTCGACCGCTCCGACGCCACAGAGACGCTCACCGCGGCGCGTGACGTGTGGGAGGACCAGGGGCGCTCGTTCCTGCCGGCGTGGTCGCTGACGGCTTACTGATGGTTGACCCGTACCCCCAGAACATCGTGCGCACCGACGCCGACTGGACAGGTGACGCCTTCGAGGCACAGATGCGCACCTACCTCGACACACTTTCCAGGGAAGACCGCGAGTATATCGAGGCCAAGGGCGATAACCCTGACGGCCCGCCGCGCAATCGCCAGGAACGACGGCATGGCCGTGAGTGGGAGCCGCCGGAGAAGTGGCGAGCGTGACCGCCTACCCCTTGTACTGGCGCGTCCACACACGACTCCCGGAGCGATTCGGCCAACGCTGCCGCGTCCTCTGCCGTGGCGCCATGAACAGTTGCGCCGTCGAGTTCGCGGATGGGTACCGGGTCGTCACGTCGCGGTGGTACGTGAGGCGGGCACGGTGAGCTGCCGCGTCCTCACTGACGGTACCCACGTCGTGCAGGTCGGCGGCACCATCTGCGACCTGCACCGCTTCGCCTGCAAGATCGGCCTCCGCGAGGCGTGGTTCCAGGATCACCGCATCCCGCATTACGACCTGACGACGCCACGGGCCGGAGCTCGCGCAGTTGCCGCTGGAGCCGTGTTCATGAACACGCGCGAGCTGCTGAGGGCGCGCAGGTGACCCCCGTGCTCCACACACCCGCGGCGCCGCAGGTCCCCGGCTGCGAGCGCGGTCACGCCCCGAAGCAGTACCCCGCCGGCCGCGTCTGCGTGACCTGCCCGACCGTCCTGCGTCGCACGAACCCCGGCCCGTGGTGCGACCCCTGCCTGAACAAAGACGCCAAGGCCCGCGCAAGGGCCACTGCATACGCGGCGCCGGCGCCGGCTACGACAGCGGCGCCGGCGGCCCGCACAACGAAGGAGGAGAAGGTGGCGAAGGAAAGTATGCGCGAGGCCGTGCTCCTGGCATTCGCGCGCGACCCGTCGCGGTGCTTCAACGCTGGCGACGTGGTGAAGCTTTCGGGTATCAGCCCGAGCTGCGTCTACAAGAATCTCAAGGCCCTGGTCGCCAGTGGCGACCTCGTGAAGAGGGCACCCGGCGTCTACTGCTGGCCGAAGATCGAAGACGCGAAGCCGGCGTCGGCCCACAAACTCAGCCGCATCCGCCTCGAGCAGTTGATGATCTCTGCGCTGGAGTCGGCTCCCGGAGCGTACTTCTCTGCCAGGAGCCTTGCCCGTGAGTTCGGTGTGGAGATCGAGGACATCGACGCGACAGTCGCCCGGCTGGAGATCAATGGCGAGCACGTGGTTCGTCGAGTCACCGCCGAGACGATCATCGATGGTGGCGAGTACGGGATGCTTCTCGAGCCGAATCTGGCGCCGGCCACCCCACCGGCGCCCGCTCCCTCAACCTCCGGGGAGCAACCCGCGAACGAGGCGCCGGCCTCGGAAGTCCTGCCCCCACAGGCGAGGCTGGCGCCGTTCGCGGGGATCATGAGCACCACGTTCATCGGCTACAGCATGAGCTGCGAGCTCCGCATCCTCGACGACCTCGAGCAACTCGACGACGAGGCCTACGAGCGCGTGATGCAGTACACGCTGAGCAAGAGGCTGCTGAAATGAGCGGCCGCCGAGCGAAGCAGGTTCGCCGTCTCCTGCGCATGGCCGCCTACGGTGACCGCGTCGCTCAGCAGTGGGTTCTCGAGCACATGACGCGCGGCCAGACCACGCGCAAGTCGCTCCGCCAAGTCGCGGTCGAGGCACGGCGAGCGCGAAGGCGGGCTCCGGCATGACCCCCAGCCTGCGCGGACGCCGCTGGATCACCGCGCGCGAGTACGCCGAGGCGACCGGCCAGAGCCCATGGACCGTTCACCGGCAGCTGCGCACCGGGCGGCTGCGGGGGCGCGACCTCAACGCCGGGACCGGGAAACGTCCGCGCTGGCAAGTTGCGGCCGGCGAACTTCGGAAACTAGGGAGGGGGTGAACATGATGGACCAAGCAAAGCAGGTGCTCTACACGATCCTCCGCGTCTTCTTCGGGTCCCTCCTCGGCTTCGCTATCGCCGCTGGGGCTGGCATCTTCAGTCTGAACTGGACGGACTGGAAGCCTGCCGTGGGAGCCGCCTTCGCCGCGGTGCTCGTAGTGGTGTTCAACTTCCTGAATGCCGGCGACAAGCGGTACGGGGTCAAGAAGGCCTAGACCTTGCGGCCCCGGTTCAAGGTGCGTCCAGCTTGCGGAGGGCGCACCGCCGGGGCCGCGGTGCCCCCCCGAGAAGCGTATCCGCCGCTGACAACGAGCCCCTGGGGCATGGCGGTGGGCACCGGGCAGGTATAGCGTATGGTCACCGGGAGGAGGAGGATCGTGACACCACGTCGCAAGGCATACCTAGTAAGCGAGGCGACCGCCGTGATCGACGAACGCACCGACCTCGGATTGACTGAGCGCACGGTACGTGAGTACTGCCGTACCGGGGTCATCAAGGCCAGGCAGCCCAAGGGGCCGAAGGGGCGCTACAGGATTCCCGCCGCCGAGCTGGAACGCTTTATTACGGCTAATACCGGAAGTGTTGACAACGGCACTTGACGGGTATAGCGTCTTCAACGTCAACGTAAGCCGTGAACGAACGGAGGTGAGACACAGACACATGACCGCAGGGGTGAACGACCGATAGGAGCAAGAAATGGCCCGTAAAAGACGGGCCGAGCAGCCGCTGGTACGGCGCCCGGCCCTAGCTGACCCGAAGAACCTCACAGAACCCCAGGCAGTTGCCGTTAAGAGTAGCACGAAAACGGCTCTGCGCAATATCCCAGCCTCGCGCACGCACCATCCCCACCCCCGCGCGACTCTCTCAGACGCCGCCGTGTGGCTCTTTTTCTTCCTGCTCACGACAGCCGGCCTTCTGGCCTTCTGCATCCTCGCCACGATCGTGTGGCCCTCATGAGACTCCTCGCCTTCACCATCGTGATTCTCACGCTGGGCCTCATCGGCATGCTCACGGCGATCGCGCTCCTGGCACTGCGCGCGGCGGGTATGGCGCCATGAGCGCCACCGACGCATACGTCAGCGCGCAGCAAACTGCGGCCGACCAGATCGCGAGACTCATCTCCGCTCTCGCCGCGCACCACGACACCGCGCCCGCCGCGAGTACGAACTGGGGAAGCGTGGGCGACATCAACCACGTAAATGAACTCCTCGCTGAGTCCATCGGGTTCCTCGCGGGCGCGACCGAGGCGGTGGCGCCATGAGCCCGATCACCATGCAGCAAGCCGCGTCCCTCCTCGGCCTCCCCAAGCCCGCCGCGCGCCGCCAGCGCGTCTGCGTCGAGTGCGAAGGCGAACTGACGTGGACGGTCGAGATCACGAACGCCCACCCGCGGGGCACCGGGTACGACGTGCTCGTGTGCGAAGAGTGCGACGCCGAGAACGACCGGCATTGGGTGGGGTTCTGATGAGCGTCGTGAAGTTCGACGCCACGCCCGCAGAGTTCAAGACCATCGCCGCGATCGCTGAGCGGGCACACGAGCTTGGCGCATCGCTCGACTTCAACTACCCGGTTATGGACGCCGAGATGGACGTGACCGCCGCTCACGCGAACGGCTGCCCGCTCGACCTCGAGTCACTGCTTTCCTTCAACGACATGGACTTCGGACACGACGTGTTCGGTATCCGCCGTCACATCGACCGCGGCACTGGCGGACTGCGTGACTGCTTCCTCCCGAGATGCTCGACGCCGCAGTCATGAGCCCCGTCGAGGACATCGACCTCCCGACCATGTCCGACATGTGTTTCGGCGACGTGTGCGAGGAGTGCCGCGACTACAACCATCCCGACGCCTGCCCGTGCGGCGAGCCGTCGGTCGACGAGACGGAGGCGGCCTCATGACGACTGCGATCACCCGCTCCGACTCTCACGAGTACACCGTCGGCGGGCGTCCGTTCGTGGGCGTCACCACCGTCATCGGCAACGTCATCCGCAAGCCCGGCCTCGAGAAGTGGATCGGGCAGCTGGGCAACGCCGAAGCCGAGCGCGTGCGCACAAAGGCGGCCTCTCACGGAACGCTCGTGCACGCGCTTGCGGCGCTGGTCGTCGAGGGCGTGCCGTCCATCCCCATGGGCGACGAAGACGCCCCGGCGCAGGCGCAGCTCGACGCCTTCACTGACTGGTACGAGAAGTACGTCGCCGAGGTCTACGCGGTCGAGCTGATGGTCGCGAACTCCCGCTACCAGTACGCCGGCGCGCTCGACTTCCTGGTGCGCATGAAGGGCGCCACGATCCCGACCGTGGTCGACGTCAAGAGCGGCAAGGCGGTTTATCCCGAGCACCGATACCAAACGGTCGCTTACCGCGCGGCGGTCATGCGGCGGCTGACGGAGTACGGCTTCACCGGCTCGCGCTGTCGCCGCGGCGTTCTGCACATCCCGCAGGACGCGAGCGGCCCGGCGCGCTTCCACGAACACACACGCCACGAGGCGGACTTTCAGGGATTCCTGAGTTGCCTGTACCTCTACCACGACCTCAAGAGAGGACTCTAATCATGGCCACCACGGCTGAGAACGTAGAGCTGCAAGTCATCGACCAGGACGAGCGCGTGCAAGAACTGTCGCAGGGCTCGCTCGAACTGCTGGAGCGCGCGCATAGCATCGAGATCGTCGACGACGAAAGCGACATGGAGGCGGCCGAGTTCCTGGCGCAGGTCAAGACGATGCGCAAGGGCTGGGACGAACTGCGCCATTTCTTCACCGACCCGCTCGAGGCGACGAAGAAGATGTACATCGCCAAGTTCAAGGCCGACGACGCGCCGCTCGAGCAGGCGCAGAAGATCGTCGGCGGCAAGCACGTCGTCTACCAGCGCGCGCAGCAAGAGGCGGCGCGCAAGGAGCAGGAGCGCCTGCGCAAGCTCGCTGAGGCCAGGCAGGCTCGGCAGGCGGCGAAGGCCGAAGAGAAGGGCCTCGAGGCGCCGCCGGTCGTCATCCCCATGCCGACGATCCAGGCGCCCCCGAAGACCCTCCACACCGCGTCCGGTTCGGTCACCACGCGCACCGTGTGGAAGCACCAGGTCGTCGACATGGCGGCCCTGCCCGACGAGTACAAGATCGCCGACGAAGTGAAGCTCGGCAAGGTCGTGCGGGCTGGCATCCGCGAGATCCCCGGCGTGCGCATCTACGAGGAGATGGTCGTATGAGCACCGACGTCGTCAAGGCGAACGGCCGCGGCACCCTGCTCGAGAGTCTCGGCGCCAAGTACCTGCCCGGCACCCCGAAGGATGAGGTGCTGTCCATCCTCCAGCAGACCGCCTTCAAGACCGGCAAGGACCAGCCGCCGGCCAGCTCCGCCCAGGTGGCGGCGCTGCTCGTAGTCGCCGACCAGTACGGGCTCAACCCGTGGACCAAGGAGATCTACGCCTTCCCCGACAAGCAGAACGGCATCGTGCCGGTCGTCGGAGTCGACGGCTGGAACCGCATCGCCAACGAGCATCCGCAGTTCGCGGGCGAGACTCTCGAGCTGCCGCCCCGCGACGAGTGGCTGAGGATCGACGACGACGCGAAGCTGGCGCCGCCGTGGATGCGTGTCCTGGTCTACCGCAAGGACCGCCAGCACCCCACCGACCACACCGAGTACCTCGACGAGTGCTACCGCGAGGCGTTCACCACGAAGAGCAACTACAAGGTCAAGGGCCCGTGGCAGAGCCACACGAAGCGCATGCTCGAGCACAAGGCGCGCATCCAGGCCCGTCGCATCGCCTTCGGCTTCTCCGGGATCTACGACCAGGACGAGGCCGAGCGCATCGTCGAGGCGACCTACGACTTCGACGGCACCGCGGTCGAGGAAGAGACGGGCCAGGTCATCGGCCAAGCCGAGTACGACGCCCTGCTCGCCGAGATGAAGCGCACGCAGATCTCGCTCGAGTCGATCGCCAAGAA